ACTCTTTAATCGCATCAACTGTGTTTTGAGCGCCAATGACCTGTTTCGCCTGAGCCTCTGGTATCTTGCTTGCCGCCCCCATGACAGGCTGTCCCGTTTGGTCGGTTATTGGAATGGCTGGCATGCCAGGGATAGAGGAAACATACATCTGCCCCTTGTCGGTATCAACAATCCTATACGCACCTCGTTCAAATTCGCCTTTAGCAAGATTAAGTCGTTGGCCTTCCATGCCAACGCGCTGACCTTCCATAGCAACTCTTCGATTTTCAAGTTGAAGCCTTTGCTCATCAAGCATGATTCTCTTGGCTTCTGCTGGAGGTATGTTTTTCTTGATCTCTCCGGTAATCGTTCCGGTCGTTTTGTCTCTAAAAACAATGCGATCGCCTTGATCGACCTGCTCTTCGTTTGGCAAAGGCGAAGCGTTAACCGTTTTCATTGCACCTGTTTTGCTTAACTGAATAAGCGCCGGCCTTCCTCCAATCATCACAGTCGTTGGAGTTGTTGAGTATTCGTCTTTGAGTTGTTCGCCTAAAAACTTTGAGCCAGCCTCTGGTCCCATAATCCTTGCAATGGCTAGCTGTTCAGCGCTCAACGATCCAAATGGAGTTGCTTGTTTTTGCATGGCTTGCAGCCTATCTGCAGCCGCAGCGGTCGGTCCTTCTGTGCCCATCGCCCTTCCAGCAATAGCGGTTTGTTGCTCCGCTGTTGGACCCATCAGCATCCGATTAAACGCCTCTTCGCGCTGACGTTTTTTCGCAGCCTCTTCCAGTTGAACGCCTATCATCTTGTCTTGCACCGCTTGCTGCATTGCACCGCGGTAGGCTTGCTGTCCTGCCTGTAGACCTTGGGCCACAAGTTCGCCTGTAGACCTGCGGACAGGACTTCTTCCTGATCCCGCAAGCAAGGTAAGGCCGAGGTTTAACAACCCTTGGTCTTGCGCCTGCTGCCTTAGTTTTTCCTGTTCATCTGCGCCTAATAAACCTCCCATATAGGAAGGCATCTGACCAAACACACCGCCAAGGAAGTTGCTAGTTGACACTGTTATCTCCCAAGCAAACCAAGCAGCCCGCCAGCAGCAGCACCAATACCTGTGCCCAAACCAGGAACCATGCTACCTAGCTTTGCCCCAGTAAGGGCGCCACCAAGTGCGCCAGCAAGCGGGTTAGAGTAAGTCGGCTGGATAGTTTGCTGACCCATAGGAGCACCGTAAGCAGAACTCAAGAAACTCTGTAAGTTCGAGTAAGGCTGCTGCTGTTGGTAGTTGAACTTCTGGATCGCGTCTGCAAGTGCCGCTTGTTGGTACTGCTCCGCTGTCTGACCAACTTGCGCGAGTTGCGCAATATCCGTGTAGTCCTGTGCTGCCATACCTGGTGCAGCACCAATTGCCGCTTGTTGCCTTGCTCGCTCTTGTTCGTACAAGTTAGCACCCAAGCCAAGTGCAGACATCTGCCTTGCTCGTTCATCTCCGTAGTTCTGATAAGCAAGTTGTCCTGCCTGACTGGTTAGCGCATTTGCTAGCGCACCCTGAGCCCTTGCCTCTTGGCTCATAAGGGCTTCGTTTGTTCCATAACGTCCAGAAGCAGAAGCCTTCGACCGCATTTGGTTAATAGCGTCCTGATAAGCCTGAGAAGCCTGCGTAAACCCAGGTTGTAGTGCTTGAGTCAGGTAAGGATTAGGCCCAAGAAAACTGCCGCTCAACGTGTTTTGCAAAACAGGGTTGAATTGGCCTTGAAGTGTTGCAGCTTGACCTCCACCAATCTGACTTGCTAACTGTTGTTGCGCCAAAGGGACAAGCGGATTGCCTTGCATAGCCCTTGTCTGCATAGCAGAGAGCGCAGCCTGCGTCTGTTGTGATGGGCCAATGTAGGTTTGTCCTGTGTAGGCTTGCGGGCCTCCAGTAGCATAGAGACGTTGGGCCTCAGATAGACCGTATTGAACATAAGGGGCTTGAGACGGGTCTAATTCCGTCCTCGTCACCGTGTTTGTTGAGCCACCAGACATATCAAACCTCTCTTACCCACTTACGGGGCCGAAAACCTAACGCCTTAGCTTTGCGATCCCAGCCTTTACGCCACGAATCAAAGCTGATAGTCCTTGCGCCACCTTCTCTCGCAAGAACGAGAACATGATCCATGCCTGCATCAAAATCTCCCTTGCCATAAGCGCACCAAATATGCAAATTATCGCCGATAGGCTGAAGAACAACAAACCCGCAAGGATAACTGTCCTCAAAGTACATCCAAAGAAGTGATCGTCCCGCAAAACAGTCTGCGTAAATGTCCTCCGGTATCCACTGCTCCGGACTTTTCTTGAGAATGACTTCCAGTCCTGCCCTAACGAACGGCCAAATTTTCCTAAGTTCTTCGGGTTTGATGTATCTTGCATTCATCCCACCACCACATATCCATAGGTTTTATCGGAGGTTGCATTGGGGAAATGAGTAATCGTCGCAGACCCGTTCGTAACGCTAGAAACATACACCCAACCGTTAGAAAAGCCCCCAACAAACTGCATCGTGGCAATCACAGAAGGAGTAGCAGGCCGCGTAGGACTCGATTGAGCGGGGATTTGCTCGATGATGACAAGCGTTGAGCTTGTAGCCCACATCAACTCAATGTAATCGTTAGCAGCAAGGTCTACAAAGAGATTTAGCGCGGCAATAACATGGCCTTTTACCGACCCATGCTTGGAATCAATCGAGAATCTTGAGTTCGAGTCAGCAATATCAGTCCCGTTCTTCCTAACCCATACGTCTACATCCTGGATCTGCGAGTCATCGTTAGCAAACTGGATTGAGAACTGAAAGTTGTACTTGCCAGCAGCTCTGACATTGATCCTGCTTGAGTTGGAAAGGTAGACGTTGTTCGTTAAATCGGTATTGGAAAGCGTAATCGCATACGCCGTTGTTGTGCTTGCGGCAGATTGGTCGTTAACGTCATAAAACGAGCCATACGGGATCGAATCAGCGTAAGCAGCAGCAGAGTAGGGAACAAGGATGATCTTGCTTTCTACCCCTATTCTCGCGTCTGTGATCGTGGTTGTGGTGGCGTTTCCTGTGTTGAGCGTTACCGTTCCGGTGTTATTCGTCTTACCGTCCATGATGCCACGGACAATTTCAGCAACGGCTCGCTGGTCGCCACCAAAAGGAGGTAGCGTACGAAAGATCATCGCATACCCTGCGGGGTTAGCGTTACATCTAAACCTACAGCGGCAGACCAGACCCCTGTAGGTATGGCTTTCACTCGATGATAAGTTCCTGCTGAACGCAAGCCAATACGGTTATCGGTATTAGCCGAGTAGGTCTCGCCAGTAAAGTCGGTCTGTTGGTTAAGCCTACGCCTAGAGTTCACCTGTACGGAACACGAGCCACCCTCAACAACAGGTCTAATAAGCGTCATCACTGAAGGCATGTCGTTTAAGGCTAAATCAGGCGTGACAATGTTTGCTGTCAAAGCAGATCCAGAGAAGGCGACAATCTTTTCGCCTAACGTACCTGTCAGTAAGTTAGATGTAACCGTGTACCCAAATGAGTCTAGGCTTGCAGGGAGCGCGTCTAAGCTACCGTATACGTCTAGTTGCTCTAACGTGAGCCCAGAGGACGAAGTTGTCGTTATGGCGGTCGAAGAGGCGATCGTGTCTACGTTGGCAATGGCATAAGACCACTTAGACAAGTTAAAGTTGTAGATCAAAAGCGCGGTTGTCTGATTGACAGTCTTAAAAGCCCAGATAACTAGGTTTTTAAGGGGATCTACAGCAGCCGACATCGTTGCAAGCTGAGAAATATCAACCTGCGAAAAGAACCACCTATCGACTTTTTCTACGGAAATAGACTTAACTTCTTGCCCGTTAGTGACGTAAAACCCGTCGTCAGACAAAAAGAAACTCGACCCGCCATACTGGATGATCGAGTTCGGCTCAAGACAGCCAAGACCCCGTGAAATCGTATCGAACTGGAAAACAAGCGGACTACCAACATAGGACATCCGCACCACCGCGCGATCCATAAAAACAATACCATACTCACCACCAGTCAAACCCTTTACATGCCCACCGTCTGGGATGTCTTGGTAGTCAGACTGTGTGGTTGCCGATGGCGTCCAGTCTGTCTCATCACCTAACGCGCACCACTCCACGCGATTAGGGTAGATCGTTGACCCGTTATTAAATCCTGCAACCACAAAGTCTCTAACCGTGGTTACATATCTAGACTTAGGCGCAGCAGCCCCAAGGTCTACAAAGGCCGTGGACGAACCCATGAGGTAACCCTGGAGCCTGTCACCACCGTTGGCCGCAATCACTCGATTACCAAACTGGGTAAAGCGCCACTTCTGATCTGATGGCGTTGTATAACCACCTGCCTTAGAAACATTCGTAAGGTTGAGGTTCGTCTCTAGCTTGAATAACTTGGT